CCCCAGGACCACTCACGGCCGCCCCGCCCTCCAACAAAAAAAAAAAAAAAAAAAAATACGGACCTCGCAAATCAGCGGGCCGCCTCCACAAAAACAACCTTGACGCGTGGCCCCCGCCGTGCTACCTTGCCTATACTAACATCTAGGGCCAAAACATTAATAAGCCGTGAAGCTAACCAACGCCGACATCAACCGCTCGCAGGAACTCCAGGATCGAGTCCAGGAGTTGTGGGCCTGCCCCGTCGAGTTCGGCTCGATGTGGCACCGGGGCGTCCTCCAGACCGACGGCACCCGGCGGAAGCGATACAGTGCTCTCCACAAACAGATCGCCGCCCACGCGCTCTCCTCCAACCGCTCGTCCACCATCGTCAGCCGAAACCACGGCAAGACGACGATCTTCATGGACATCGCCCTGTGGTCCAAATGGCGCTACCCCGACAAGCGCATCATGTACATGTCGGCCTCGACCCAACTCGCGTGCGAGATCCTGGGCGAACTGAAGGCAGTCACTCAGGGCGAGGTCGAGCTGCTGCCCGGCCTCATGGTCCCGTTCAACGAGTGCTTCCCAGAGCTCATGCCCATGAAGGCCCCGCCCGGGTCGCCGCCGGCCTCGTTCAACGTTGCAGGGCGGGCCGGCACCGGTCGCGAGCCCTGCTTCTTCCCGTCGTCCATCGGCTCGAACAAGGCCGGCAAGCACCCCACGGACATCTTCGTTGACGACCCGGCCAACGAGAAGAACTCGACCACCCCAGTGCAGCGCGAGAAAGTCATCCAGGCGATCAAGCAGCTAGAGCCGATCTTGCGCGATCCGCAGGATGGGGCGATCCGGCACATCGGCACCCCCTGGGCGTTCCAGGATGTTGCTGCGTGGCTCGGGAACAATGTAGAGTACACGCAGTTCAGGTTCGGGTGTTGGGATGGCGTCAACCCATCTACAGGGCTGGCTGACGGCACCGGCCCTGGCCCCGACGGCGCCTGGCCGCTGTGCCCAGAGTACATGACAGGGCCCGAACTCCTCGAGGCCGAGTCCACCATTGATGACGCGGAGTTCTGGGCGCAGCAGTACAAGTGCAAGCCCGTGGCCGCCGCCGATGCGTTGTTCGATGACACACTCATCAGTGCCACCACGCATAAAGTTGCAGATCCAGGTAACATCCCACCCGGCAAGAACATCCTCCTCTGGGACCCAACATCCAGGGCCGACGCCCAAGTCGGCGACTGGAACGGCATCGTTCTAGTTAGGGCCACCACCGCCGAGCACGTCGTTGAGATGTGCAAGCGCAACCCGGCCTACGCGATCCCAGGGCTGGCCGAAATGGCCCCATCATCCAACGTGTTCTTCGTCATCGAGGCCCTCGAGATCAAGGGGCCGCCGGCCGACTGCATGCCGCTCGTTCGGGAGATCCATGAGCGGCAGGGCATCGACCAGCTCTGGGTTGAGGACACGGGCGCGGCCTCCTGGGTCAATAGTTGGGTCGATGACCACCACTGGGCGCGTTCGATCAAGGTCATCCCGATCAAGCTAGGCACTCGGGGCGCGTCCAAGGACCGGCGCCTTCAGGGCACCCAGCTCGCGCTCAAGGAAGGCCGCCTCAGATTCATCAGCAGCGCCCCCGGCTACGACATCCTAACTCAGCGCCTAACCGAGTTCCCCAAATCCGAGAGCGACGACCTCCCAGACGCCCTCGCCCTACTCACCTGGGAAGGAAAGCGCAAGGGAATATTGCCAAAAATACCTGTTGACACGACAGGAATCCCGTACTACAATGCGTCGGCGGATCCGTCCTCGCCCGCGTTCCGTAACACCACTACCCGTAAGACTTGGTAGCACTACCCCACGACGCCCAAGTAGCGTTGGCCAATGCGGTCAGCGCCGCCCAGGCACAGTTTAGTGGCTCGGTGCAGGGCGCGTCGAAGCTCATCAACGACCTCTACGCGGGCCGCGACCCGATTAGTGGCGGGCTACCCGAAGGCGGCATCCCCTGGAACCAGGCGATCAACCCAGAGCAGACCGGCAAATGGTCGTTCCCGCACGTCGGCGCCAACCTAGCGCAGGCCCGGATCGAACAACTCCGCACCGAACTCGTCCCTGCCGTTCCGTCGTTCCACGTCGAGGCGCTCTCGGTTGAGGCGACCCACCTCGCCGAGGAGCAGGCGAAGCTAATGCCCTGGCTGACCCGCGCCGCCTGCCTCAGAGCAGCGATGCGGAAGACCGCCATGAACGGTCTGATGGGTCCCCATTTCGGCGTCAAGGTCACAGCGCACCCCGATAACCCCGTCGAGCAGCGGATCAAGTATACGGCCGTGCCCGCCTCGCACTGTGGTTACGAGCCACACCACCGACGGTTCATGTGGCACAACTATCAGTGCCAATGGGGCGACCTCAAGCACAAACCCGAGGTCCCCAAGGGTGAAACCATCAACGACTGGGACTTCGTGCAAGTCACCGAAGTCTACCACCCGAAGTTTGCCTACTCCGGCTCCAAGTGCCCCGTCAGTTTCTATGTCACGCGGCAGCCCGAGAAGCATTCCGAGAATATCCTCTCAACCAACATCGAACAAGCCGAGCACGGCCTGGGCGACTATGTAACAACCGTCGAAGTGCCGGCCTGTCCCCTGCACATCGACTCTTTCCTAGAGCCAGCCCCCGGCGAGGCGATCCCGCCGACGGAAATCGCGTCGTGGATTCCGGTGCTCCGCTCGATCCATGCCGATATCCTCCAGCTAGAGGAAGAAGTCGGCAACATCAACAACATCATCCTCTACGACCAGGATGCGTTTAGTGACGAGACGATTGCGGCCATCGAGTCCAATCCATCAGGGCACACCATCTACGTCGCAACCCAGAACAGCAACGCTCTGGGCAGTGAGAACGGAGTCTCACACAAGATGCGCCCCGTCGAGCGCAACTCTGCAATCGGCGAAATCATCACGGCCCTCCAGACCCACATGCAGCTTCTTGACGAAGTTGTTGGCGTCTCATCACTCGACCGGGGTGTTGCAGCCAACCCCCGCAAATCCGCGACAGAAGCGAGCGCGATTGTGCAGGCGAACAACCGCCGCACCCGCAGCCGCCTAACAGTTATCGCGGACGCTTTCGGAGCCTTAGGACGCATCACATACGATTACCTGAAAACTGCGTACCCACAAGGCACCATCAGCATCCCCGGCCCCAACGGGGTCATCCACAACCTCAAAGTGCCCGATGCAGGCGTCGCCCGCATGGGGTTCCGTGTAGAGCCGACCGACCTCGGCAACCTCTCCAAGCAGGGCCAAATCGAGACGCACAGCGCCTCCATCACCCTGTTCAGCAACCTCCGCCAACAGGCGCCCGACATCTTCCCGCCGCAGCTATTGGTTGAGGAGGCGCGAAAGTACCTTCTGGCCCTCGGCAACTACACGGCCGCTGCTGCGCTCAAAGTTCCATCCAGTGCGGGCGGTCCCCAGGAGCGCATCATGGATTACCTCGTCGGCCGAACCATCGAGATCCCTGTCACCCAACAGGACGATCACGAACAGTTCATCGCGGCCTACCAACAGGCCATCGCCGACGCCGCCATGTCCTCGTCGCCGGGCTTCCCTGCGGCCGAGGTCCAACGCGCCCTCGCGCAACACCAGTCGTTCGCCAACGCCCGTCCGCAGCCGGCTGCCCCGCAGTCGCCCGCAGCAGGGTTCACGGCACAGGGCGCCCCGACCGCAGGCGGCATGACACCCGACGGCATCCCCATTGACCAGATCGGCGACCTCGCCCTCAACTCCATCAGATAATGGCAACTTTCTCTACAGTGCAAGCGGGCGGCACAGGCTCGCCTAAAATCTACAAATGGGCAGGCGTTGACTGCATCGCGGGTGAGACCCTCGACACCGTTAGCGCGGCCGGCTACTCCTACGCGGTACTCTACGGGGTGGAAGACACCGACACCGCAGGCGCGGGCACGGGCCTGGTTCACATGCGGGCGGTCCTCCCCGACGCGGCTGCGTCGGCGATTTTCAACGGCATCGACACCGACGCGGACGGGGCGCTCGACTCAGAGTTGTCGGTGATGCAAACCACCGCGACAGTCATCCGAGGTTCGGTCTTAGAACTGCTCCCCGAACAGTTCGCGCTCGTCCACAACGGCGGTAACACGGGCACTGCCCTCACCATCGACCTCTACCTTGAACTCCATGAGTAAAGACCAGAGCTGGGTCGTTTCCTACGACTGGCACCAACTCCGCGACCGCAACCTCGAGGTGCGCGGCCAGTGCCCTAAGTGTGACGAACCTGCGGGCCGCGCCCATTACCCTGAGTGGAAAATGGCCTGCTGCGGCAAGGCGCTGCCACACCCTCCAGTGCCAACCCCCGAGCACAAAGCCCTCTACGACGCGCACCTTGAGAAAGTTGAGCGCGAGTACGCGGAGCTCAAGGACCGCCAACTCCAGACCGCCGGCGCAGGCGACTGGGGCAGAGGTCACGACATCTTCCAACTCCCCCACGACTGCCCCGACCGCACCGTCCATTCGATGTCAGAGCTAAAGGCCGTCTACAAGAAATACGGCATCGACGCCGACCGCCACACCTACACCAAAGGCCAAGGCCCCGCGTCAGAAAACCAACGCCGCAGAGGCGGCAGTCTTCGTCTCGATAACCATGATCGAGACCTTGGGTACTAGAGCCACCGGTAAACTAGTCCCAGTCTAAAAAGGAGCCACTGGTAAACCTATGACCGACAACAACACCCCACCCGAAACCGACGAAGCCGTTACGCCAGCCACCGAGGAGCCTCAGGTAAACCTCGCGGAGGAGGCGGCCAAAGCCGTTAGGGACAAACCCGCTGCCCGCGCCGAAAAGGTCGTGCAGCAACTCTCTCAAGAGCTTTCACCAGAGCAACTCGCTCAAGTGGATGCGCTGGTCCAATCCAAAACCGACAGTGCCATCGACGGGTACCGCCGCAAGTTAAACGAGGACTTCGATTCACGAGTCGCAGCCGAGGGCTACATCAAGCCTGAGGAAGTAGACTCGCGCATTGCAGCCGCGATGAACGAGGCGAAGGAAGTCGCTCAAGCTGGACGTAATCTCGACCACACCCTGATCTCGATGGGCATTAAGCCCGATTCGGATGAGTACCGCAAAGTCGGCCAAGCCTTCAAGGAAGGTCTTGAGGCCGGCGAGTTCACCAATCGAACTCTACTCTCTGAGCGCGGAATCAAGTCTGTGGCGTTTGCCGCCGGAGTGCTCCAACCTGAAGCATCTCCAGAGCCTCCCGCGTTGCCGGGGATGGGTTCGCACACTCAAGTGCCGCGCCCTAAGGCTGACGACGGCAAAACACTGGATCAGCGTGCCGCTGAGAGTATGCTCGCAGGGCTCTAATCCTCCCCCAAGTCCCTCACAGAGGGCATAAAAGATGGCTGGCCTACCAACCACCGATACCCGGACCCTCAACACGATGGTCACCAACGCGCTGGAAACCTACACGGGTGATCCAGCAAACCTCGTCGATCAAGGCGGGTTCAAAGTCTTCAAGATGCTCGCCGACGCCGGCCGCATCTTTGCCGTCAATGATGGCGAACGTGTCCAACACCCGGTCATGTTCGGCGCCGACGGTGAATCAACTACTCGCTTTGTAGGGGATGACTACGCTGGCGCGGCTACCAACAACCTTGGTACTGCCCAGAACGAAGTCCTCACCAAGGCTTTGTTCACCATGCGTAACGTCACGAAGAACTTTAACGTTCCTCAGACGATCATGGGCCGCCCGGCGATCAATGCGATCACCGACGTTCAAGCCCTAACCAAGCGTAACCTGATGAACATGCTTGCGGAGGAGGAGTTCTACTTCCTGCGCGGCGTGGGTACCGCAACCGGCACCGAGGCCGAACTCTCGCCGTTCTCCGGTGATACCGGATACGACGCTGAGAAGGGCTCCATGTCCCTCTTGGGTCTTATGTCCGTCGGTAAGAACACCGCTACCCAGAAGTTCGCTAACATCGACACGCAAGATGCCGGTGATGGTGACTCTGATTGGGCGCCTCAACTCTACCAAGCAACCGATGTTAACCCGACCACTGCGGCCGAGTTGGATCTGTTCTTGGGAGACTGGGAATCGTCTATCCGTAAAGCCTCGCGGTTTGGCGGTATCGAACGCCCGACTCATGGTCTGGTTTCTGAGGAGATTTCTGACCGACTCGTTACCGCTCTCCGTGACAAGAGTACGATTAACGACCAGGTTGTTATCGACATGGGTGGTCAAGATGTGATCCCGTTCCGTGGTATCAACATCCACTGGTCGCAGTACCTCGAGAAGGATACCCTCTGGGATATCACTGCCGAGACGACTGCGGAACACCCTGCACTCTTGCTCAACCTCAACTCTCTGCGACTGAACCTCGTCTACGGCGGTGAAGTCTCCCAGGGCGGCGGTTTCGTCAAGCGCATCTCGGACTTCGCACCGCACCCGACCGAACCTAAGTTCTTCAGCCGCCTCGAGTATAAGTATTGCTTCTCGCTGGATAACGGCCGTCGCAGCTTCGCTCAGATCGAAGGTTGGACCATCTAGATGGTTGAAGTCCAATCACTCCGTTCTCGCCTGGCTAACCGCCTGGGGCTCTCGGTCATTACCGGCCCTGAGCAGGAGCGATTGGACGAAGCCATCATCTCAGGCTTGGCCCGGATCCATGAAGATGGTGCTCCGGGCTTCGCCTACTCAGAGCTTACCGCCGAGACCTTCGGGACCTCGGCGGTGACTATCACCACGCACACGGCCAACACTTCCACGATGGCCCTGTCGATTCCCACCGGCCTCAACGTCGGTGATGTCATCAAGATCGGCTCTACCTACCGGCTGATCTACGACTATAGTGCCGTCGGCATTGATGTCGGTTCGTCGATCAAGGACTCGTTGACGGGTTCGGCGGCGACGATCTACCACCGCACCGTCCGGCTCCCCAACTCAGGCGCCGTCACGCAACTCGTTGACCTAACCAACCAACACGACCTGGGCCTACAGCCTGACGGCCTGATCCGCTACGGTCTAACGCCTCAGGGTACCCCCGCCGGCTTCGAGCAACGGTTCGCCCGCAACGGGACGCCGTATATCGGAATCTGGCCGGTCCCGTCTAGTGCAATC